CTGATCGAGTCAACCTTCTTGATCAGCGAGTTGGACAGCTTGCCCAGACCCTTCTCAACGGCGCCGAAGTTCTGACGCTTGATAGCCTCGTCAGTGACCTCAGTGTCCTGGCCCCACTTGGTGACCTTAGCGACCTGCGGGGTGCCGTTCGCCAGCGTGGTCAGATCGTACTCGCCACCGGGGGAGACGGAGTTCACCGGGCGAACGGTGTACAGATCCTCGTCAACGTCGTACGTGATAGCGCCGCCGGAAACGTCCGTGCGACCCGTCAAAATGACATCCGCGATGAAGCGGTTGGCGCTGATGTCCTGCACACGCCGCGCCACAACAGACGGGGAGTTCAGGAAGCGGGAAATGGTTTCATTGTCACCGGAAAAAGTGGGCGCAACGGGAGGGTAAGAATAAGACATTTAGTGGCTCCTAGTTAGCGTGCGAGCTTGACGCGGACTTTTGCACCATCAGCAGCCGTGGTCAGAGCCACGCCAACCTGGGTAGCAGCAGCCGGGGTGGCGGACGATACGACGGTGCCGGCAGCGCCGGACACAACAGCCGCACCAGCGGTGATAGCGCCAGAAGCGGTNAGCTCCTGCACNCCGCCCGCATGAACGGTCACGCGGTCNCCGGAAGCTNCGTCAAACGCGGCCACACCAACCCATGCGACACTCGCGGCNCCAGCGGTGGCGACAGTGCCATCACCGGAAACCGCGACAAGCACGCCCCCGACGATTGCAGCGGACGCGGTCGAAACCAGCGCCGTACCCGGCTTGTTGACCGGAAGATATTCAGCCATTGTTTAGGCCTTCCTTGATCCATAGATGGACTCGTAGAGTTTTTCGTCATCCGAAAGCGCGTTAGACCGCGGCCCCTGAGAGGGGTCGGGCGCCGGCTTCCGTGTTTTGTTCAGATCGGCGAGGATTTCCAGGGCATCTGCCCGGAGGTCTTCCTCAGAGTCGCCCTGAAGGCGCCCCACCCACTTGGCCGGCAACCCGGCATCAAGCGCTACTTTCTGACGGAGGCTGTCGCGGCGAAGGTTAGTCAATTCCTGAGCGGCTTCGGCAGCATCACGCTGCGCCTTCTCAATCTCAGACAGTTTCGCGTCGTCAACTTCCTTCAAGCGAAGCCGATTCTTCTCGGCTTCCTTGTTGGCTTTCGCCAGCGCGGCCCGGAGTCGGTCAAGCTCGCCCGCATCGGGTTTCGCTTCCGTCTCAGTTGCCGCGGTTTCGTCAGCCACTACATCGGCAGCCGCGGGGGCTTCCTCAGCAATAGCCTCGGTGGTTAGTTCGTCAGCCATCACGGCCTCCTGATCTGATCGTTGTTACTTCCTCATCCATCCCGGAATAGGAAACTTGCACCGCTGCGGAATGCACACGCAGGGAAAAATGGCAGTGATGGGGGATGCCAGCCCGCGGCTTAGTAGCCGAGTATGTGTTTGCGGTATTCGCGCTCAACGCGCGCCGCAACGTCGGGAGTAACTTTCGCGTTCTTCGCATTCGTGAACGGATTGCGACCGGACCTAACCGCATCCCAATTCGCTTGAGCGTCAAACACCCTGCGCTCAGCCGCTGTCATGGTCGCGCGTACGTTCGGATCCCTGACGCCAGTCTCACGCGCCCTCAGAATCGCCTCACGAGCGCCAACACGAGTGCCGCCGCGCCCCAGTTGCCCGAAGCCCTCAGCCTGCCCACGAAGGACGCCAGTAGGGTTCTGACCGCCCGGCAAGATGTAGCCGAAACGCTCAAGTTCAGCGAGAGTGGCCTCACGAGATAGGCCCTTGCCGTAGATCGCTTCCGGAGTGAGTCGAGGACCGTTTCGCCCGAAGTTGCCACGCTTGGACGTTCCTTCGGAGGTAATCAGCCCGCCCGGCTTAACGCCGCGGCGGCTGTTGACTACCTGGAAGATGTCGCCGCCGTCACGGATCGCCTGAGCGCCCGCCTTCGTGTAGTTCCGGTCCTGATCCTCGGGAGAAAGCGACTTGAAATACTCGTACGGGTCGTGAACTAGGCCCTCAGTCTCAGCCGCAGCCCGAGCCGTCGTCTGGACGTGCACGCAATCGCACTTAGGGTGACGCTGAAAACCAGCGTTCCAGCGATAAACGCGCCCAGCTAGGATCGAACAACGCGAGCAAGACGGCGGATTCAACATCCGCACATAGGAAACCCTGTTGCGCGTAGCCGTATCAACACCAGCCGCACCACGCCCAGCATCAGCAACCTGAGTCCGCGTTAGAGTCGTCAGGAACTTGCCGCCCTGCCCCAACGCCTGCGCCGGATCCATACCGCCCGCAATCAGCGTCTTTACATGCGGAACAGCGCCATACAGCAGACCCTCAAGGGTCCGCCCATCCGACGCCAGCCCGCCAAACGCTGACGGGTTCACAAAATGCTGCGGGGCCTCATACAAGCCCTGGTCTGCGAGCGTCTGCGCACCATAAGACGCGCCGGCAGCCGCAGCCTTCACCTGAACCCCAGCAAGCACCGGAACCAACAACGGAACCTGAGCCGCCCACGAGCCACTAAGATCAGCGAGGCTAACCTCAGACCACAACTCAGCACCAGCCAGAACCACAAGGGCCTGAAGACGCTGCATCTGCTTATAGTGGGCAACCGCAGCATCCGGGATCATCACTAACCCCCGTTGATCGACCTAGCCAGGTTTGCAATATCAGGGTTCGACTTCGCCCGCGCGTCCATGTCAACCATGTTGTCCCGCTCCTGCTGCGTGTAACCCAAGTCAATCCGGGCCTGCTCAACAGGAATGATGTTCGTCTGAACCTTCTTCACAGTCGCATCAGCCTTCTGCGCCTCAGTCGGAGTCGAAGGATCGCGCCACACCGTCTCCAGCGTCTTGGCGTCCTCGTCCCAAGCCCCGGACTTGATCCGCAGCACAAGGCGCTGCACATCCTCCCAAGAGCCGCCAAAGTACGTATGCTTACGCTCCACGCGCTTCACAAGCTGAGTCTCAGAAGACCGGATAGCATCAGCAGACGCCGGATTATCACCAACAAAGCTGAGGTAATGAGGCGGCAGGGCAAGCATCTGAGACGCCAACTGCGCCAGGAGCTTGATCGAGTTATGGAACACGCTCAGGTCAGCCTCATTGAACTGGCCGAACTTCGCATCCTTATTCTCAGAACCCCACAAAGTCCCCGTATCGCGCGACCAAACACTGATCGGGTTATTGTCCTTGTCCACAAAGTCATCCGCAGTCAAGCCAACAGCCCAGCGACGAGGCATCGCGTGATACTCGCCGCTGACCATCATGTCCGTAGCCATCTTGTTAGCCGCATCAGCAACCGGAATAACATCCTGGAACTCAGACAAACCATCAGGCTTCAAAATCCGCGGACGATTCACCAAAGGAACAACAGGAACGCGGCCTAGGCCATGCTCATCCGCCGGCCCAGTAGACTTCCACTCCTTGCTGAACGCGAAAGACTCCGTCGAATCAGGCAGATACAACGTCGCCCGCTGGACAATGTCCTTACCCTCACCCTCCTGCCACCGCTTAATAGCGGCAGAAACGCGCCGAGTCCGAGGATCCCGCTCAGCGAACACCTGAAACGGGCTCTCGACAGTCACAATCGGGTCAGAACCATCATCGTCGCCGCTGCCAACAATCACATACGAGCGACCCAAGACCAGCGCATCCAAATGCGCCTGCTGCGACTGCTCATCAAGCCCATTCGCCTGCCAAATCCGCCACAACTCATCATCAGACGACGAACTACCCCGATACCGGAAACCCTCAATATCAAGCCGATTCTCATACGCCTCAGCACCAAACCGCAGCCAATTGAGTACAAGTTGACTAACGCGGTCGCCAATCTCCGACTGCATCGCCTGAGCCATGTACTTCAACGGCTGCTCGCCCTCAAAATACTTATCAACACGATCCAAGCCAGGAATCAAACCGGCAAGCTTCGAATCCAACCGCGCAAGGGCACTAAGATCAGCCATCAGGCCCTCCAATAATTAGGAAACAACAACACGGCGCCGCACTGGGGCGGTAGGCCATTCATCAGCCACGAGCGCGTCAGACCACGCCTCAAAGCAGAGGATGGAAGACATGGCCTGATCGATCTTTTGGTTTTCGTTTGGCTTGCCGAGGATGTACCGCTGCCCCGTGCGAGCCCGCACGATGGCGTTCAGCACATGAATCTTGGTAGTCGGGCAGCCGTCATGCCTGAACTGCGACTCATCGCCATTCACGGCCTGCTTGAAAGCCTCAAGAACCGGGTGAACCTTGGAGACGCTTGAGGTTTCCCACGCGAACACTGTTGGCTTGCCTTCATCGTCCTTGTACTTCGCCTGCCACTGCTTAATTTCCAGCCGCCACGAGTCATCCTCAACAACCTCCATGGCGTCCGCTTCGGCAGAGACGCCGCGAGCCGAGCCGGCGGGGTCGAAGTAGGCGCGAACGACGTTGAACCGTTCTTCCAGTTCATCGACAGCGGCCCGGACCTCGCCGCGAGGGATTAGCCCGGCGGGCCCGTTGGGCTGCCAGATCGTGGGTATCTTGTTCGGCCCATAAGTGGGTGTGAACTGGTACCCATCGACAGTCATCGCTCGCAGCCCGGTCCAGTCGTTATTGTTCGACAGGTCGCCAGCCAGGACAATCGGCGTACCGTCAGGAACTACCCGCTGGACAGCCTTGCCGTCCCAAGGAACTTCCTTCAGCCATGCGCCGGAACCCTGCACGCGCCGATTGCCGTAGAACCGCTCAGTCTCAGCCGGATCGCGGCGCATAGCAGCCTCGATGTCCGCCTCAAGCGTCGGAAGGTTCATCAACACCCAGGGCGCATCCGAGTAGTTGAACTTGAGGATCTTCTTGCGATCCGCCTTATTCGTCCACTTCAGATACTTGGGAGGCTCGATGTGCTGGACGTAAACCGTCTTGTCGCGGCTGTTCTCCAGGATGTCCTTCACGACGTTGTCCGTGGCGGGATCATCCGGGTTCGTCATGATCACGCCGCGCCCGCCCATGGCCGTCAAGCCACGCGACTGGGTGCGATACACGTTCCACATGCCCTCGGTGTCATACAGCCCGCCCTCGTCCCATAGGACATAGGTGACGCGCTGCCCGAGGCGGCTCTTGGCCTTCGCCGTCACTGGGACAATCTGGCACTGCTTACCGCCAGGCAGGCGAATAACTTCCTCGCCCGTCCGCGTGATCTGCTCACACAATGGCCCGAAGTCGATCATGGGGCGTAGCGAATCAAAAGTATTCGCGGTCTGCGCCTCAGAGTTAGCCGTGATCTGGATCAGCGGGGAAGCCCACCGCCGCGCCATCGGCTCGCCGGGCTCATACTCGCGCACCCAACCGCACCCACAGCCGTGATCCTGGCAATCCCAAACCTCGCCACCGCGGGCAAACCCAGCAAACAGCGCCGGCCCCACGGCCTCAACGCAGATAAGAGCCGCCGCCAGCGGCGACTTCCCCTTCTTCTGCGCATCCACCAAAACTGACAGGCGGTGCACGAACGCCGCAGACTTTACGTCAGGCGAAGCATCGGGACGCACCGCATAATGGTTGCCAATGAAGCACAACTGATAGTCGCGCAGCTCAAACGGGGGCTTCTTGCCCTCTAAATCAAAATCGCCATCCGGAACGACACAATGCCGCTCAATCCACTCCGGAACAATGTCCAGCGTCGGACCAGAGCACCAAGACAGCGCCTCAGATGCATTCCGCGGCTCACGAATCATCACCCACGGCCTTCAATCTGCGCTCCCGCGCCGATAGACGCTTGCCAGGAGTGGCAGCGGAATCCTTTTCAGTCCGCCGGCCATTCACCTCGTCGCGGGCAACCTGCCAGCCGTTCAGTCGAAGCCCAGCCGGCGTCAACCCGATCTGCTCCCGGTAACGGTGAAGCTGACCAACCAGCGCCGCATTAGAGCCCGGATCAAGCTCCACCGTGACCTTGAGGCGCACATATTCAGCCACAACAGGCCAACGCCAAGACTCAACAGCCCACGCGGCGCCCTGTGGAGTACGCCACGCCTCAACCCACACCACGCCCTCGCGGGAATGGAAATCAGCGGACGCATCTTGGTCAACCTCGCGGACCTTCGCGCCATCCTCAAAGTGCTCAGCGAATAGGACAATCGGATCAAGCGGGAAGTCAGGGATAGAGCCCTTGTACCCCTCGGAAGGGAGCGCATGGAAGTCCAAGCCTCGGGCAGCGGAACGCCCGGAATTAGGATCAGGCGCAGGCCCAGAACGGGCACGAAATCCACCAGCAACCATCGCGGATCACCGCCTTTCCGAAAGTCTTGAACCCTCCGCGGACTTTTTTTACCTCCCCGGCGGGTTTTTCCAGGAGGGGGCGGGGGGAGTGAATAGCCCCAGGGGCATGGCGGTCATCACTGATGCGATGCCTTGCCTGCCGCGCTTCTATTGCACGCTTGATGCTCGGGGCCGAGGATGATGGAGCGGTCACTGTCGTCGTGCCCAAGGTCGAATGGGGCGCCTGGCATGATGGGCTTGAGGCAGCGCCAGCAGTTGACTTCACCTGTAGCCACCATGCGAACCCATACCCTGCGCTCAGCTTGGAACTCTTTGCCGTAGCCACGCTGACGCTTAGTACCGCGTGCCCTGTCAGCCTCAGCCCTGTGTGTTGGGCATTGGCGCTGGTCGGTTATAGCTGGGCATCCACTCTTGGCACAGATGCGCCATGTCGTAGCCATCAGCCCTCCACGTAAGTTAGTGTGCCCGCGTCTCACGACATGAGGCGTTGCCCGTATCGCTGGGCTGCGAGATGTAGCCACCAACCTTTCAGTTGTTGCCTATTCCCTTTGTTATCCCATCCAGTGGGTAGTCTTTGGCCCTCAACCCTGAATAGCGCTGAGCTTATTCAGGGTTAGCTCGGATCGTGTGATGTTGAAGAATCAACCGCAGTCGGGTGATTCGTCGGCACCTTCCATGCAGCCACAGTCGCAGCTCATGAGGTCTTCTTGACCGTCCTTGTAGGCGCGGGAGTATGTCCGTAGCCCTGTTGTCGCGGCTGTCTCGCGGACCAGTTCGGCGCGTGCTTCGATGTACTCCGCTATTGCATTGAGGATCCTCATGCTCGGCTCCATTCGATCAGTAGCTTCGATGACTTGCTCTGGTTGCACGGTGCGCACGATGGCGCAAGGTTGCCTACCGAGTGCGAGCCGCCACGGCTGATCGGGATGATGTGATCCCAATGCAGCGTCTTCGCAGTGAGTGGAGTTGAGCAGTATGTGCATGCGCCATTGGCGCGCCTCAGCATGTTGGCATAGTCACTGGGTGTGACCCTAAAGGATCCATTGTCAGCGACCCTTGCCCTGCGTGCACTGGCATACTCGCGGCCTGCCTCACGGGCATGCTCGGCGTTCTTGGCGTACCAGTCGCGCTGGTTCTGGCTATACCTGGCGCGGTTCTCCTGGCGGTAGGTCAGGTCGTACTCGCGCTTCTGGTCTTTCGTCTTAGCTGCGGTACGGCGGGCCGATGCCCTGCTGGCTTCAAGGTTGCTCGCCTTCCATGCGGCTGAGCGCTGGATCCAAGCGTCCTTATCTGCTTCGTATCTCGCGGTCGTCCGCGCCTTTTCGGATACAGCCTTGCACTCTGGCGAGCAGAACGCTCGGCGCCTTGGCGGCAGGGTCCCATCACAAATCTTGCAGACGTTCACGGGTTCTCCTAGATATGCGAATGGCCCGCACCTAGGAGGATGCGGGCCATTCTGGCCGGAGTAATTAGTTCCGGATTCTTAAAGCACTTCGTAATGGCTGAAGCTGCGTGGCGAGTGCCTGCCTATGAGCGCCGTTGTGGTGCCCCGCGTTGAGAACTTGCCGGTGCCGTCAGTGAATGACTTGGAGCCAGGGTCTTCGGTGGTGCACTGAATGCGGTGGTATGGGCCGTAGTCGGTGACGCTGGCCGTGTGCCGGTGTGCGGTGAACCAGAGGTGCGGGCGGAAGTCTTGGGTCACTTGCAGCCAGGAGGCTTGCTTGCTGAGCCAGGTTTCTTCGTTGCTGCCGATCTTGTGGCCGTGTCCCATTGCGACGTTGATCCCGGAGAATGTCCCGGTGGTGATCATTTCGTCGCGCGGGATCTGCCAGTCGATGTGCGCAAGGTCCGGGTGCAGGTCGCAAACGGTTTTCAGCGTGTCAGCAATAAAGCCGGTGCTGTTGTCTGCGTCGTCGGTGATCTGCTTACCCGCGAGGCGCTGCCATTGTCCGTGGTTGCAGAGGCACGCCGCATAGGTGGTGTTCTGCACGAGCGGAGCTAGCGTCTTGATCCCGGTCAGGTTCAGCTCAATAGCGAGGTTGAGCTGGTCGCGCTGGTTGAGGTCAACGGAGTAAGTCTGCGACGTGTAGTGGCCCGTTACGGCTTCGGTGTGGTCGCCCATGTTGGCGATCAGTAGGCGCTCAATGTTGATGCCTTCACGCTGGAGCTTGGTGATCCGGTCGGCTGTCTTCTCGAATGATTCGAGGACGCGGGCTGTGGTGCCCTTGGTGCCGTCGCCTTCGCCTTTGCCGAGCTGCCAGTCAGCCCAGCCAACGAACATGGTTACGGGCTCGCCACTGTTCAAGTACGTGCTGCGCGGAGCCGGCTTCCATGTGCGGAGGTGGTTGGTCAGGTCTACAAGGTCGCTGCTTGCCTTAGCCTTGCGCGTGAACCGGGCCGAGTAGGAGTAGAGCCAAACAATGTCGCGGTCGCCGTCGTCGGTGCGCTTCGATGACTGCCAGGACGACATTTTGACCGTGTCATCGGCGATAACGAACTCTGCCGGGTCAAGGTTGAAGCGGGCGAACACTGCGGACCAGTCGCCACGGATCGGCTCAGTAACCTCAATGCCGGTAAAGGATCCGCCATCAGAGTTGAGTTCGAGGCGCCCGGTTGCCGGCTCAGCAGCGGCCTTGACGGGCTCGCATGAGCATTCGCCGCGCCTGTGATCCCCAATGGCCGACTTGGACATCCCAAGGAACTTGGCAGCCTGCCTGGAAGTCATGGACTCCGTGTTGGGTGTCCAGACTGTGCCGTACTTGCATGCGCTCATTGGGTCCCCTGCTCAGTTGGGTTGGGTGTTGACGACTACTTGCTCTGCCCGCGTGTGGCGCTCGTGGCGCTGTTTCTTCGGGGGTGTTCGCCGTCAGTGGGCTGTCAGGTCTTGCACCTGGTTGCGTAGGCGTGGATACCTTCAGCCCGTCCATGTATTTGTTGAGCCGCGCATGGTCGCGGACATGAATCCCTCTCGCGTGGCAGCTCTCGGTGAGCAGCCGGCGGCTTGCGAGGCGCGGAAAGGCTAGGCCACA